CTTATATCCCCTCTCTTCTTCTCCGAGAGAGGAAGCGTTGTTTTCTATTGAGTAGTCAGATCCAACGAAGACTTCGAAACTGTGTCCGTCTTTTTCGACGACGAAGTAGTTTACACCGCCTGGTGCCGACATAAACGGGGTTAGTATCTCATTCATCTGTTGCTGATACTCTGTTCTAATATAAACCGTGTATTCCACGTCTATATATATGGGTAACGGCATTGTAATTGTTTCATAGACAACTTTACTATTCTTTGTTTTAAATGTTTTTTGTCCATATGTTCTTTTAGCATCGGCATTAGCGAAGTTAGATGTCTTATCCTGCTTTATCCTCCTAGCTATCGTTATTGTTCCACCCTCCTCATTCTGGGGTAATGCGTTTGCATAGATACCGCCACGGTTTGCAGGGTCTTTAGTGATGTTACCTCGTACTATAGAAATAACCGGTAGTATAATGTTGCCGTTAAGGTCATGTAGGCTTGGAGAATTTTTTATATGGAATGCCCTCTCCGCTGAAGTCCACACAACAGGGACTCTTTTCCAGCCAGCATTAGTTGTGGAGAAGATATCTAATTCATTCACAAAATTATACATAGATTCATCGATTGTCTCTAAGGTTGAGGGTTCTAAGATCTTTTCTTGGATTTTAGAGGTGTCCTCAACCCCAGTAAAACTATAATCCATCTTCTGCTTATGTTCGTTTTTTTCATCAGACATTGAATAGCCCCTCTCTTGCTCTAGTGCAGCTAGCAATAATTTCGAATCTATGCTCAATCTGACCGAATAGCTGTTTCTGCCAAGTTACCATAGTGATTTCATAGTATTGTTCACCATATAAAACGAAGTCGCCTTCTCTTACATATAAGTTTTGGTCTTGAAGAAGTCTTCTCTTATGAAATTTAACCGTGATGGTGGCGGTCTTATCAACCCCAAAAACATCCGCGTTGCTCTGGCTCCCTCCGTACTCGACCAGAGCATACACCCTCACGGGCGGCAAAAAAGATTTCTTTATAGCCTCCCCGTAAATCGGATGAAAATCGGTCCTCTCAAGGCTTATTGGATAGTAGGCGATCTGTTGACCTATGACTCTCTCAATAAGTTCATCATTGACCTGTTTTACTAGGTCTCTCTCCTTTTGTCCTGCAAAGAGAGGAGGTGGCGGGCTATCCGGTTGTTTCCATTTCGACATTTAACCCACCTATCCCGTGTATATGCCTGATGGCACCACCTTCATTGTACTATTGACGTTTGCTTGAATCGCGGCATCTTTTTCCGCGAGTTTCGCATATGTTAACTCGTCAAGAACTGTTTTTAGTTCTTCTCTGAGGCCTTGTTGCTCATCTTTCGCCTGGGAAAGAAGCTCCGTCGCATTCAGATTAACACTGTCACCCGGAATTGGTATCGTATTCCCAAATTTTCCTCTAACTTGCGCTAACATTTCTTTTGCCGACGACAACGCGAACCTTCTAATCCATTGCTTACCAATACTGTTAATACTGGCGTATGGGATGTTGGCGAAGGGCAGCGTATTCATGTTATTGACGCCATCTGCTCCCCCTTCTTTATCCGAGTCCTCTACCCAAGCGTCTGTTTTCACCGTGAAGTGGACCCAGAACTTCTTGGGGGACATCCTAGTTGGAGAGGGGAAGAGCCTTAGCTTGTTGTTTTTTAATTCATAAGAATAGTGAGAATTTCTCGTGTAAATCGCATCTTCGTATGCCATCGCTTGCGCCTTATTCTGCCAAGCAGGGATTACCTCGAATGTAGAGTCATCAGAGTACATACCATACGTTGATAGGTTACCTACAGCGTTAAGGCCTCCATAATAACCATAGAATCTCCACATTGCATGCGCCGTTTTATAAAGAACTTTCTTAATCGTAATTTTATTCTTGCCAATCGACCCAGTGAAGCTCGCGCCTTCGGTGCTCCCATCTATCGACGCAGAATGAATTATCGATTGGAGATCATAGTCCTGTTGGCTTGCAACTGAATCGAAAGAGGCCGAGTACTCCGGTAAAGACCCTCCGGCTGCAACTGCTTCAGAGACACCGTCCGCAACCCTTTTAGAGTATTCGAAAGTGAATCTTGGCATCTTCAGTTCTGCTCTTGCTCCGTCGAGGCTTGAAGAAAGCTCTCCTGCTTTCATTTCCCCGTCCTGATCAAAACTCCCAGTGGTGTTCCCCATCAGGTCCCCTAGGACATTTTTCGCCTGGTGGATATTAACAATATACGAATACTCCAATACCGCCTCTTCATAGGCAGTATAGACATTCCCAACGGTTATCTCGATGTCTAGTACGTCACCACCTAGCTTTTTATATGTGTAGGCTACTTGATCGGAGGCTCCCGAGATAAAGTTCTGGTTTAAACCCCCATACTGATCCGCTAAATAGACCCCAAACGGGTAGTTAGAAGAGTTGGCGGCAGAGTTTGTGTATTCATCACTGCTAGACTCAGCAGTGCTCCCTGTTGAGGTTAAGACTACAGGACTTGGGTTTTGATTTGGGGATAGAGTGGGCATTGCCATACATGTTGTCTCCTGCGCTATGAGTAAATAGTCCGCATTAATACATTTGGAACTTAGAAACAAAAAAGGCCCCCACTTTCGTGGGGACCTTTTTCTAAGCTATATTAGCTCTAAAATTACCCGAGTAGATCTTCTACAATAACAAGACCATACATATCAGGACGCACCATCTTCTTCGCGTAACGGGTCATGACACCCTTACGTGGTACGAAATCTTCCGTACCAAAGATAGTCGGCGTGACCTGTAGAGGCACATACGGGGCGTATACATAGCCACTCTCAAGGAAGCTTGATCCCTTTCGACCTACTAGAACCACGTTACGTGGGAAGTAAGGATCGACATAGACATCGAACTTCTTGCTAATGCTACCTACCTTTACAGCACCTACGGTTCCTCTGTCCTCATCATGAGTAACAGAAGCGCGGAATCCAGAAGTGAACTCCATGAGGTTAGCAACTTCAGGTGATACCACCACGAAGTTAGCGCCGCCACGAAGGGTCTTTCTGTGGATTCTAGCGGAGACGTCATTGATTGTCTCAATGAGTGTCTCGTACCACTCGGATACTGTGCCCGTGAAGTCTGCACCGAGAAGACTCTCATTTGAAAGTCCAGCGCCGATTGCAGCACCAGTCTCACGATTAACAAACTTGCCAGGACGACGCGACCAGTAGAGTGTACCAGCAGTTCCGCCCTTTACAAGATCCTCAAGGATCTCACGGTCGATCTCCAGAGCAATGTGCTCAGAAAGAACCGAAGTAAGCTCGACCTCCGCATCAAGGTTGTGATACGCAGCGAGATCTTGACCTAACTCCGGTGTCCACTTAGCCTTGAGCTTCTTGGTGATCGCCGTGACGCTCACCGAGTCGACCTTGATATCGATCTCAGGGATGGCGACGTTGTTCTCCAGTCCCCAATTATCCACACCAGCAACCGCACCGATTGCAAGGGAAGATCCCGCAGAAGGTATCCCTCCAAAGTTATCGGTTTCCGGGAAAGACAGTGTGACATTGGTACCAGTTACATCTGAAAGCAAGAAGGCGGAGTTCGGCGCGAGAGCGTTACCACCAAGAGCAGTCGTGGCACTGCCAGTTGATTCGAATACCAAGTTCATAGAGAACGATGGCTGACTCGGATCGTTGCTAACAGAACTAGAACCCAACGACGTAAGCCGGCGAACTAGTCTACCGTTGGTTATACCAGCGGTCTCCGTGATCGCAACGAGGTCGTCCAAGTTTAGCTGTCCTAAACCAGTGCTACCCGTAATCTGGATAACGACGGCTATCTTGTCGACAAGATCTGCATCATAACGAACAAGCTTATCAAATGTATCTTGATCAGCTTGTGTTAGTGGGTTGTTACCCTTTGTTGCTTCCGCACCAACAGTGCCGGAGGCAACCAGGAACATGATAGCGTTGTCGGATGTGAGGTTACCCCCGATGATTGCCGAAGCCGTAGGCGACGAATAACCATTGTTCAAGGAGTAGAAGCTTTCTTCTCCCGCCTCTCCCGTCAAGACAACACCGCCCGTGATCTCTTGACCGACACGGTCTCCACCGTATACGGAATCACCAGCAGTGGTTCCAAGTCTCGCCGTATCACCACCATCAGTTGAATAGGTGAAATCCATGAAGAAAATGAGTCCTGATGGAAGGCTCATTGGCTGAACCGACACTAGGTCATTTGCGATAAGGCCGCCGAAGACACGACGAACGATCGGGAACGCTACAGAAGCGAATCCTTCAACGTCACCGCCTTTCATTGCGGACGACTCTCTCAATAATTGCGACGCCTGATTCTCCAGCAGACGCGCCATGTTGTTACGGGCGATGTCGTTACCGATTCCCTCTAGAAGTCCAGTGTTTGCCCACTTTTCAAGTAGTGCAGCCCCTTCTTTCTTGATATCACGATTAACGATGCCCTCAGTTAATGTATCTAAAACAGACATTTTATATATCCTCCAATATTATTTGTGCTTTTTTAGTCCTGCTAATAGTTGCCAGCGTGTTACCGCCGGTTCTACTTTGCTCTCATGTCTTGTTGCATTTCTGCTAGACATAATATGCGTAGAAGATCTATCAACGGCTTCGCTCAGTGATTTTGGCTGTTTCTTTTCAGTGCTGCCCACTGCGCTCTGAAGTGTATCAAAGATTACCTTTGCTTCTTCTACAGAATCCGAGTTAGAAATAGCTTCGACAATTCTATTTTTTTGTCGCTCATTCAGGGAGTTGCTAGTTAAAACACGGTTGGTGTAGAGGAGTTTCGCGTTTGCAACGTTAACCCCCTCTACATGTTCTTTTAATGCTGCCACTGCTGTGGACAACTTAGTATTTCGTTTTGTCAAGACTTTAACTTGACCTTCTAATCTGGCTTTCGCCTCCGAAAGTTTGTCAACTTCTTCAATTGCTTTCTCAGAAAGCTCCGCTTCTTCTTTTACCTCGGTGTCTTGCATTTTAGCAAGGATCTTTTGCGATGCCAGTCTTTGGTCCGAGTGTGGGCGTCCGGCCCATCCAGTTAGCGCGTCGTCGACATCAACAGTTAATTTCTCTTGTAAGGAATCAATCATTTCTTCTAACTGTTCTTCCGAGATATCATCATCGTCGTCGTCGTCATCGTCTGCTTGCGTAGTCTTGCTGTCCGCTCCGAAATCCGGGGATTCCCCCTCTTGTACTCCCACGAGATCCGAGAGACTTTCTCTAAGTTCTTCGTCGTCGAGGTCAAATTCTTCGTCGTCGGCGCCAAATTCTTCGTCGTCGATTACTTCATCCGCGAATTCTTCCGCATCCGACATCTCATCGGGGAAGGAGCCTTCAGCATCCATTTGTCTAGCCAAATCATCGAAGTCTAGGACGATTACTTCTTCCTCATCTGGGCACGGGCATGTGTCTTCCCCATCAGTGGCGGCGAGGGGCACGCTATCGACGACAGAATCATCTTCTATCTCTGCGTCCATGGGAAGGTCGGATTCTAGGCCGTCCAATCCCATATCATCGTCCAATCCCATATCATCCTCTTGTTCTAACAAGGTTTTCATCGCTTCTTTTACTTCAGTAGAGTACTTTTCTACTATAGTTTCCTCGGCATTTTGTAATGCCACTTCTTTCAAAGCCGCCGCGTCGATAACCGCCTGTTCTAACATAGATGACATAGTGAAAACTCCTAAAATCTTTCGAGTCACAAATAAATAGTGCTTTTTTTGCTAAAGTGACGTTTTTAATAGTTTTCTATCAAGCACTTCCGGTTAATTCACTAATCCCAGAGCCCGTAAGCTGGTACATTTCATGAGTGTCTATAAGTGTTAGCTCCGCGAGCACCTGATATGATGCGCTGTTGGCGACTGCTCCATTAGAAATGTGAACCTTGTCTGTTTTGATGTCCAGAGTAATGGAGTCGTTGGTATTAGGCAGTGTTATATAGTGATTCTGCGCGATGGCCCCGTTCTCGTTCGTGGAACTGTTGACCGCTTCCGGCCCATCACCAAAGAATACATGGAGTACACCGTCCCCAAGCGCAGCATTATGAACGGTTCCTGTAAAATAATTCGTATTGATAACGGTTATTGTTTTAGTTACTTTCGGGAATTCAATTGTTTGATAGGTCCCAATTGCCTGATCTGAAATAACACCAGAACCCTTGATACTCCCGTGTGACGAGGGTAAGAAAACTCCGCCGGTAATGTAAGGGTGTCCACTTACCTGGAAAGAACCGACATTTTGAATGCCTGCCTTGTAACGTTGGAACATGTTGTCGTAAGCCATTTTCTACTCCTATCAATAGTATTTAGTTCTTTCGATTGTTTTCAGCTTTTCTCGCGTTCTCTTTTTTACGCTTCTTCGCAAGCCTTCGC